TAAAAATAAATTAAAAAAACATTATACATTTATTTCTCCAAATGGAGAAAAAATTTCATTTTTTGGTTTGACTGAATTTTGTGAAAAAAATGGTCTAAACAAAGGCGCTATGTCCGATGTTTGGAATGATAAAAGAGATGTTTATAAAGGATGGAAAAAATGAGTGATGTATTTAAATTTGATACGGCAGAGGCATTAAAATTTGAAGTGCCTCAACAAGAAGTAAAAACTTTTGATTTGGTGCCAGCAGATTGGCCTGGTTTATATAAACCAACACCTGAATTTGATTTCAGTAATCCACCAGTTGATCCAAATACATTTGCATCCACATTGGTAGAGACTTGTAAGAAACATAATGGTTTTGGTTTATCTGCCAACCAATGTGGATTTCTATATCGTGTATTTGTTATGGGTACCGGTGATGAATATGTGGCATTCTTTAATCCTAAAGTCATTAAAACCGAGGGAGAAACACACATGGAAGAAGGATGCTTATCGTGGCCATTGTTGACCTTGAGAATTACCAGACCTAAAAAGATTTGGGTTGAATACCAAGATTTCACAGGTGAGAAAAAAGAGGCAATCTTTGATGGTATATCTGCACGGTGTTTCCTCCATGAGCTTGACCACCAAGACGGAATCATGTATACTTCAAGGGTAAAACCTCTTGCGTTACAGTTTGGACTTAAAAAACTGGAAAAAATTAGACGCAAATACTTTAACCCTAAGATGATGAAACAATTGACTAATGGCAACCAAAAAGCACATACCTGATGTAGAAGAACAATGGCGTACATGGTCTGAAGAATTCACTTCAGATAGATTTGAACACATTGATACTGACACACTCAAAGAAACCCTCATCAAGGATTTAACCTACGCATCTCAAATGGATGTACGTGAGTATACCTTGTACCAGAAATGGTGTGAGGTACATGAGAAGTATCCGACAAGAACTATTACTACATTATTTGGTGATGAACACCAATTGATTGATATTGGTCAACAGACGTTGGTTAATAAAGTCAAAGAAAACTTTTGGATGCCAGAAGGTCCAGATGACTATGAAAAACTAAAACCAAAATTAATATTGTCTAATGGTGATTTGGCAGAAACGTGGAATACGATTCGTACCTTTTCTTCCACAATGAAAAACAATTCTAATATTGGTCGTAATCTTTACTACACAATCATTGATGAAGTAACAGGCAAGTACCTAGGCGTTATCTGTATATCATCCGACTTCTTGGACCTGACACCAAGAGATAAAGAAATTGGTTGGGCCAGAGATATCAAGACTCAACAAGGTATGATTAATCACACTGCCATTGGTTCCACAATCGTTCCTCTACAACCATTAGGTTTCAATTATATGGGTGGTAAGTTATTGGCATTGTTATGTCTTGCCGATACAGTACAGAATGATTGGAAAAGACAGTATGGTGATGTTCTCGTTGGCGTCACAACTACTTCTCTTTACGGCAATACTAAGTCTGGTGGTCTTTCTCAGTATGATGGTCTTGAACACTGGAACAAAATGGGTTTCAGTTCTGGTTCGGTTGCTTTTGAACCTACAAAAAAGACCATGAGAATGGTATACGATTGGGTAAAAGAGAATCATACACGCCGTTACTTTGAATGGTGGGAAGCCAAGAATCCAAAAGGTCTTCCTTTAAAACGTGACCACAAGAATCGTACACTAAACTTTGCGTATGGTAAGTTGGATATTCCAAAACAACTTATTCGTACCGAACATCAGAGGGGTATTTACTTCTCTCCTCTGTACAACAACACCAATGAATATCTTAGGAAAGAAATTGGTGACGAACAACTGGTCAAATCATTTGATACCAGTGAAGAAGCTTTGGCAAACATTTGGAAAACCAAATACGCTAAAGGACGTATATCAATGTTGAAAAAGAAGAATACAGTTTCTTATGAAAACCTATTCTATGACGACCTGATATTCATGGATTGGGAAACTACCAAGTCCAAATATCTGCCGCAAGTTGGCAGATAAAAAAGTATACCGCAAGGATACTTGACACACACACTAAATAATGTTATGATGTGAATACTTGTGAGAGCAAGATTTTTTATTAACTTTGTCATTGGAGATATTATGACTACAAAATTGTCCGCAAAACAACGCATGTTGAACGCCTTGAGCAAATCAGAGGGTTACAACACATTCTCAACAGAGCAAGCTCGCCGCCGTTTCGGTGTACAGAACGTTTCTGCTCGTATTGAGGAACTTCGTAAAGAAGGTCACGTTATCTATACAAACACCAAAACTCGTGCTGATGGTAGCAAAGTTGCCGTGTATCGTATGGGTAAACCAACTAAGGCTATGGTTCGTACCGCAATCAATGCAGGCTACAACTTCGGCGCCTAATCGGTGAATGATGGGGAGTACCACTTCGGTGGTCTCCCCTTTTTTATATTCCTGGAGAGTAAATGGAAATTTCAATTAAAAAAGAAGAGCTACAAAAGAAAAGTATTTTTGTTGCAACACCAATGTATGGTGGTATGAATCATGGTTTGTATGCCAAGGCATGTTTAGACCTACAAGCAATTTGTATGCAGTATGGAATCCAAGTTAAATTTTCATTTCTTTTCAATGAATCTTTAATTACACGAGCAAGAAATTATCTTGTTGATGAATTTGTTAATCGGTCAGACTGTACACACATGTTGTTCTTAGATGCTGACATTCACTTTAATCCACAAGATGTTATTGCTCTTTTGGCATTAGATAAAGATGTTATTGGTGGTCCTTATCCTAAGAAAGCCATCAAATGGAAATCAGTTAAACGTGCCATGGAAAGAAATCCAAATATTGATGTTGGACTTTTGGAAAAAGTTACTGGTGATTATGTTTTCAATCCAGTTAAAGGCACAGCACAATTTAATGTGACTGAACCATTAGAAGTTTTGGAAATTGGTACTGGTTTCATGATGGTAAAACGTGAAGTGTTTCCTAAATTTGCTGAAGCATATCCACAACTTCGTTACAAACCTGACCATGTTGGCCAAGCACACTTTGATGGATCACGTTATATTCATGCTTACTTTGATACAATCATTGATTCAATTGATTCGGCAACAGGCGGCGGTACAGACCGTTACTTATCAGAAGATTATATGTTCTGCCAATTGTGGCGTAAAGCAGGTGGTTCTATTTGGTTGTGTCCTTGGATGCGAACAGACCACATTGGTACCTATCACTTCAGAGGCGATATGCCAGCAGTTGCCAATTTCGTTGGAGAAATGTAATGTCTGACGATGTTGTCAAAGCATCACAAACGGCCACTACTGGTGGTCGTAAGTTTGACGGTAACAAACTAGAATATGGTTTGTTACCACCTCTTGCTCTTGAGGCCACTGTTGATGTATTGACATTCGGTGCTCAAAAGTATGAGAGAGACAATTGGAAAAAAGTGCCTGATTCTAAACGTAGGTACTATGATGCACTTCAACGGCACCTTTGGGCGTGGAAACAAGGCGAAATTCTGGATCCAGAATCTGGTAAACACCACCTGGCTCATGCAATGTGCTGCTTGATGTTTTTGTATGAACATGATATACTCTATTCATGTTAAATTTTATAATGAGGAACATAAATGAAAATTTCTAATGAGACCTTAACGGTTCTTAAAAACTTTGTTGGTATTAATGCAAGTATTGAATTCAAAAAAGGAAACAAGATTGCAACAATTTCACCATCAAAAACCGTATTGGCGAAAGCCACAATTGTAGATGATTTCCCACAAGACTTTTGTATACATGACTTGAATCAGTTCTTGTCTGTACAGTCTTTGTATAAAGATGGTGAAATTGATTTTGATGACAAACACGTTATCTTCAAATCAGGTCGTAAGAAACTTAACTATCGTACCACTTCACGTAATGTTATCGTTACAGTACCAGAAAAAGAATTGAATCTTCCATCGGTTGATGCTTCATTCTCTTTAACTGCTGATGACTTGGCTAACATTATGAAATCATCTGCCGTGTTGCAATCACCTAACGTTGCCATCACATCTGATGGTGACAAGATTTATGTTACATCGTTTGATGCAAATGATGACTCAGCACACATTAATTCTACAGAAATTACCGATGGTAATGGTTCTGTATTCAAGGCAGTTTTCTTGACAGAGAATTTAAAGATGATGCCTGATTCATATGATGTAGAAATTTCATCAAAAGGTTTGGCGTCCTTCAAAAACACCAAAGGTGACATTCAATACTGGATTGCCATCGAAGCTAAACATTCTAAATTTGGAGAATAATATGATTTGGGTAACAGATTCCGTTAATGGTCACAAAGTTGCAGTTAATCCACAATACATTGTGGCTGTGTTTTCAATTCCTGAAACTACAGTTGAAGGTGAAACACCAAATCCTCATGTAGGTAAAACTGCAATCAACTTGACCACTGGTAGTATCATTGTTGATGAAACTGAATATGATATTGTTGGAAGAATGGCCGCAAAATGACCAAAGTAAATACATTGTTTGGTTCTTTTGATGAAGAACAATTAAAAAAACTTAAAGGTTACATTGATGAATTGGTTCTTCATATGAATAAGAATCAAGCGAACAGTGAAGCAATGAAAGACATTGTAGATTTTGCTAATGATGAATTGAAAATCCCTAAGAAGATTGTCAAGCGTATGGCAAAGACACAATTCAAAAATTCTTTCCAAACTGAAGTAGCAGAATCGAAAGAGTTTGAAGCTTTATTTGAAAGTATGAATGAGGTGAAATGATGGGTGAAATTAGAACATGGACGAGTAAGACTGAATACGTTGTTGTATTGAAAAAAGAAATTGAAGTTTTGAAAGAACGTTACAATGCAGACACAGAAGGAACTGGACATTTCAATACAGCAATTTCTGTATTGCAAGACCGAGTTAAAGAACTTGAAAAAGATTTGAACTGGCCTTTTCCATGACAGCACGTAGAGGATTTCTAAAAGGTTTTGGTTTACTTGGTGCCGTTGTTGCAGGCTATCATGCACCTACAGTAATGGCCAAACAACCAGAACCCTTACCTGTTATTGACAATACACCTAAAGTTGATCCAAAGATTATTGCACAGATTGAGAAAATCAATCCCTCTACATTATCTTTGACACAAACTTATGGTGAGATTGAGCCACCAAAGCCACCACCAACATTTCAACGTGGTGAATATGTGATTTCTGGCTCTAGTGGCGAGCCAAATCCTGGATTAACATTATCACATGATGGTAATATGTGTATTGGATTGAACCAAAAGAAATTTGTTCCTGGTACCGAGAAACAAGTTGATGTTAAACTTGTACCTGGTCCTGACGGTGAACTTTATTTGAATATCAATGGCCAGTGGAAAAAGGTCTTGACTGTTTGATGTACTTGATGTACAATATATTTTTTATTATGGAGTATTTGAATGAACGAACACATGTTGTGGGTGGAGAAGTATCGCCCTAAAACCGTTGAAGATTGTATTTTGCCTGAAAGTATCAAGGCAACTTTCCAAGAATATGTAAACCGTAAAGAGATTCCAAATCTTCTACTATCAGGTACTGCTGGTGTTGGTAAAACAACTATTGCAAAAGCCTTATGTCAAGAAGTTGGTTGTGATTACATTGTTATCAACGGGTCTGATGAGTCAGGTATTGACACCTTCAGAAACAAAATTAAGAACTATGCCTCATCTGTATCATTGACTGGTGGCCGTAAAGTCATCATTATTGATGAGGCAGATTATCTAAATCCAAATTCAACTCAACCTGCGTTACGTGGTGCAATCGAGGAGTTCTCAGAGAACTGTTCGTTTATCTTCACCTGTAACTTTAAGAATCGGATTATTGATCCAATTCATTCTCGTTGTACTGTTGTTGACTTCAAAATCAATGGCAGTAAACCAAAGATGGCTGCACAATTCTTTAAACGTGTTGAATGGATTCTGGAACAAGAAGGCATCACATACGACAAACAGGTTGTTGCTGCGGTTATCACCAAACATTTTCCTGACAATCGCCGTGTTCTAAATGAACTGCAACGATATTCAGTATCAGGCACAATTGACAAAGGTATTCTGGCATCCGTATCTGATGTTAATATATCTGAACTGGTCAAGGCTTTGAAAGACAAAGACTTTTCTGCTTGTCGTAAATGGGTCACAGGCAATCTGGACAATGATGCGACCACACTTTTTCGTAAGTTATATGAATCATTGTACGAAGCATTAGAAGCCAATTCTGTACCACAGATGGTTGTTATTATTGCCAAGTACCAGTATCAGGCAGCCTTCGTTGCAGACCATGAGATTAATCTTATTGCCTGTTTAACAGAAATTATGGTTGAGTGTGAATTCAAATGAGTCCGTTCGACTATGTTGATTTCATTTTCCGCAAGAAAAAACCAGACGGAGACATAGACTTTGTAGACTATGCACCATTCATTGTAAATCGTTCTTTATCCTATCATATGGATTGTGTGCTTTATGCCAATGAAATGAATCTTCACCCAGGTACCGATAAGGACATGCAGTACCAGTATTTTCTAAATAGTATTAGACCTATGAAACGGGGTTTTCAACCTTGGCAAAAGTCTAAAACTGACGAGAATATTGAGTGTGTGAAAGCCTATTTTGGTTATTCTAACGCCAAGGCCAAAGAGGCCCTACGTATTCTTACCGATGAACAAATCGCTGTAATAAAAACAAAAACAGATACGGGCGGAGTGAAGAATAATGGTAAATCTTAATGACCTAATTGAAGTAACATTAAATGAAAAAGACGATTTTCTCAAGGTACGTGAAACACTAACACGTATCGGTGTAGCTTCCAAAAAAGAACAAATTCTATATCAATCATGCCACATACTTCACAAACGTGGACAATATTATGTGGTACATTTCAAAGAACTATTTGCCTTAGATGGTAAACCAACAGACATTACCGAGAGTGATTTAGCTCGTAGGAATGCCATTGCAAACCTATTGGAAGATTGGGGATTGGTTAAACTGGTGAATCCTAAACAGACGGAAGTACCAGAACCTATTTTCTTATCACAAATTAAAATCATTTCTCATAAAGAAAAGAACGATTGGCAATTAATTCCAAAATACAATATTGGTAAAAAACCGAATAATGGTTGACACTCAGTATAAATACTGATAGAATCTCAGTCCCTTGGGATGGGAAAAGGTGCTCCACCTACCTTAGGAGCGTAATAAAACGGACAAACGTTATTGTCACTGGAGAACGTAACCAGTACCTAACCGATACGCCTTCGGGGTATCACTTTTTAATCTCGCTTTTAGGAGAAACACATGACTTACATTAAAGATGTATTTGGTAATGACTTTGGCTGGAGTAAAATCCAACCTTTCACCGTAGGTTTTGATGACACATTAACACTTATGCGTGAAGCTGCAGCGGCTGCAACTAAAGCCGCATCTTATCCTCCATACAATATCAAACAAGTAAAAGAAAACAAGTACGTCATTGAGATGGCTGTTGCTGGTTTTGCTAAGTCTGATATTGAAATGACTTTGGATGGAAACAAACTCGTAATTAAAGCTGCATCTAAAGAAGATGAATCTGAGGATTATCTGTACAAAGGTATTGCCAACCGTGCATTTGAACGTACCTTTACTCTCGCAGATAAAGTAGAAATTCAAGATGCAGAACTCATGAATGGTATGCTTAAGATTTGGCTAGAAAACATGGTCAAAGCACAAGATGCCATTAAGAAAATCTCTATCAAAGAGACTGCTGATAAATGATTCAACTAATTACCAACTTTTTCAAACGAATAAGTGGTGATTATGGTAGTCAATTAGAATCATATATCACTTCTAAAAATCCACAAAATGAAAGTGACGTAGAACGTTACACCCGTGAATACCATGACCGTATTGTCCAAAATAGATACTACTAAGTGGTAAATAATAAGGGGTTGCTTGACAACCCCTTTTTTTGCCTATATAATACTCATTATGAAAACCGAAAAACCATTTATCAAAAAAGTTCGTGTGAAAACCACACTTGAAACCTACTACGTTTGTTCTCAGGAATCCAAAGAGATTGATGGTATTCAATTCTTATATGTAATCAAAAACATTGGCATTCGTGAAACACCAAAATTGATGCGAAAAGATTCTTTGGAATATATCAAGTGAATTTATAT